AGCAGTGCTGCCCGCTGTGTCAAAAGCTCAAGAGGGACCCATGATTTTATATACTTACCTACTATAATATACTGCGCATCCCTGTCTAATCTTTGTACACTCAATAAAAAAATTTATCTCTGTACATCTCACTGGATAAACTTTGATCAATCAATCTACCTTATCAATCTTTGCTCTAATAGATTTAACTATAGCAATAGTATTCTCAAGATCATACATATGCCCAGGTCTCATGAAAATCAATTGAATATCTTTTGATTTAAAGAATGAATTGGCATTACCACTAGAGTAATATGCATCATTTCTCCATGACCTAACCACTAATGCATACCTGTAATATTGATTTACACAAGTGACCTCATATGCCCCTATCATCTCATTGAATAAGTCTTTCCTCTCCTCATCTCCTATGTACATATTGGATGAGTGCCACATCCTCTTAAACCAAAGTATCCCTGACTTACGATCTTTAAGAGGATCTAATCTCTTCTTACTAATTTTCTTTTTCTTTTTTTTCTTCTTCTTTCTACTAAGATCATACTTAGAATTATCTTTCATATAACTCCATATGTTGCCCATAAATACCACCTCACTGGTTAACTACTGAGATCATTTGCCCTTGGCAAATGTGAAATAAAACAAAACTTCTAATTTATCTATCCTAAAAGAAGTAATACTGACCACTGGTCAATTATTTAATTACTATAATTAAAAGGCTTACTAAGCACTAAACTAGACTAAAACTATTTGTTTATATAAGAGTCTTGAATGTTAAAATTAAGAGTTTAAATAAGCTCTTAATCTTAAGAAGAGACTTAATATATTGTCTACTCAAGTCTGAGTAATAGGCCTTTTTTTGACATAGTTCGATCTTAAGACTTCTTTATAAGAGGTCTTTTTTAAACTTTAAATAAAGCTTAAAGATTAGTCCTTTCCAAGAGACTGTAAAGCATCTCAACGCTTGGTAGCTCGTGGCGGTAAACCACTTCAAAGATGGTTAAAAACTCCAAAACAGATCACTAGTATGTTGATCAGGAGTGGCATCAAATCAGTATCCTATAAAAGCATAGGCCCTCTTCCGTTTTTTGCCCGAGTAGACTTGCATGGGATAGCGTGGACACATTGCATCCCCATGGAGGTATCTACTGACCTCACTTTGCCCGATATGAAAATATTACTTATTTTATTTTTATTGTTGTATTGAAAAGTTTTTTTATGTAACAATAGATCCATGTTTTGTTCTTAAAAGAGGTAATTGTTTTGATAGGCATTACCTCTTTTTTTTTCCTGTCCTAAGAGTTTTCAGAAATATTCATCACATGTCCAGAGTTTTTTTTTGAGCAGAGTGTCTATTTTAAGCTTTTCTATTATTTTTATTTATCAGGTCTTTTACTTTTACCTCAATTAGTGATGGTGGTCTTTCTTTCCAGGATAGCATCTGTGTAGACTCAATCATCATGTCATGACCAAGTGTATAATCAAGGCACTCAACAAGAAGACCGTTTGTCTCATCAATTAACAAAGGATTTCTACGCTCTGTCACAATTATTTTCATGTCTATTGTGAGCTCCCCAATTGATTTAAAATTACCAACACTGTCAATGATTATTGCTTTATATGTCATTTTGCCACCCATCTCGCTGTAAATAGCGCATTATAAATAATCTCAATCTTATCCATTGCCCATTGCCTCATCTCTTTATTGGCAGAGCCTCCATTCTTATTGATGATGTCATGCATCCTCTCAAGCTCCTCTCCTAACTCAGAGGATATATCAATTTTTGATATATTAATTGGATTAATGCTACCAGGAGGCATCACGCTGCTACCACAATTTGGTAATGGCCTCTTGACCCCCTCATCTTCAATTATTTTCTTATTCAATCTATCTATGTCCTCTTTTGATAAACTCATTTTTACTCCATAGTCTTTATTTGGTAAATCATAAGTAAAATTCACTTACTCCTCTTTTTTCTTTTTTCACATGACTTTCTATTGATACACCTTAAGTCAATTGCTCCATGATGGATTTTTGCCTCATAATTTAACTCATGTGGCTCCATTTTCCCTTTGCAGTAATCACAGATATTAGGCTTTCCTTTTCCGAGCTCTGAATTAATAGTTTTACTCATTTTCTTAAACTCCATAAATTAATAACAGACCAAAAAAAGAGCATTATCACAATTGCTGTATATCCAAGACCAAATACAATTGCTCCAATATTTTCCATTATGAAATCACCATTATTCATGAAGATCACTCTCTTTCCATGGTTGATGTAATGCTTTGTATACAGCGTCTTTGGTTGACTCAGCAAGCTTAATGACTGCATTTGTAAGCCTATTGTTTTCAAGTCTAAGCATTTCTATATTTACTCTCATTGCCTCTATATCACATTCACAATAATCATAATTATGAGAAATCTCATCTCCACTATTTAGTTTTGGCATTGTGCATGGTTTTGGATATTGCTTACTCACTGAGTCTTTTTCTCCATTCTTTGAGGACCAACATTATTTGAATATCTTCAAGAAAGATGGCTACTGCCTCATCATCCATATTTATACCCATTTCCTGCAATTCAATAACGTGCCTCTCATGATCTAGATTGCCTATAATATTTTGATATTTTCTATTAAGATTATTTGACAGGTCTGCTCTCAGATCATGTACATTTGTTATATTCCACTCAGGAGTTAGACCTTTAAGATATCCTTGCTCTTTATTTTGACTATCCATCCAATCCTGGATGATATGCTCCATATCTTGAGTGCTGATTTTCTGCATTGTCCTTTTGGTATTTTCAATAAATATATTTGCATGATCAAGACATCCTGCATGTACATTTGCTGAGAGCATTATAGTCACAATTAATCCTTTCACTTATAGGGTCCTTTGTTTATTAAGTTGTTGACTCAATATACCATGGAGATGTCTTATTCCAGAGCTATGAATTTTTTTCATAGCTACAATATTCTTTGTAGCTGTAAGTGACTGCTATGACTCAATTTCTTATATGTTTTAAATATTCCTACAAATTATGATGGCAAAAATTGTAATTGATGGGCATAGGATAAGTGCCCATTTATTGAGCTATCTCTTTCTTACCTTGGAGGACTTGACCTTGCCTAGAGCTCTATCCATCCTAAAGCTGTATTGCCTATCAAACTCAATATTAAATCTTGCCCTGGCCTCTCTCATGATAGGCTTTTTAAAAGCTCTCCTGGATACCCATGTACCTATGCTTGAGACAGCTTGACGCTTAAATCCTGAGCTGCCACGCTTAAAGACTTGCTTAGAGTTTACCTTTTGGATAAAAGCTGTCTTGAGAGTAATCTTCTTGCCTTTGACTACCTCTACCTTGAGCTTTCTCCTCTTTTTTACCTTAATGCCCTTTTGCTTAATAATATTCTTATGGCCCTTTACAAAATCTAGGAGGGGCATAGGATTATCATTAAAATTGATTGAGCCTGTCATTGAGGAGAGTGAGCCGCCTCTTACCTTTGAGAGAGATATGTGCTTTCTTTTGAGAGTAGTTGATTTGATGTTGAGCCTAGTCCTTAAAGTCTTGACTGCCTCTTTCCTGGTAGAGACTAGGGTCCTGTTAATAGCAGATCTAGTTGCCTGGACAGCTACCTTTACCTTGAAGTCACTTAAGAAATCATCCATTGCATGAAGATTATTTAAAATATTTATTTCTAAGCTCATAGGACTATTCTATCAGATAATAGAGATCTCATCCATGAGATCTATCAGGAGCTAAATGAAGTATAAACAAAGGAATTATTTATGGCCGTCCTTGGCATATATCTATTTTACTACACTTCTGATTAGGATCAATTAATGCACTCTAACAAAACATGGCAGCGGTCTATTTAGACCGATGCTACCGCCCCTCTTTGCCCATCGTGGACTGCAGGGAGGGGCGGCAAATGCCCTTGGGACCTATTGCCTATACCTAAGTATGGCTTTTTCTCTAGGAGCTTATTTTGGAGAGTAAAATAGTCAATAATCATACTCACTCAACATATACCTGAGTCTCCTTGCCTTGATCTGTCTCAATGGATCTTTAGGGGAGATGAGCAACTCTTTTAATTCAGGATTACAGTTGAGCCAATTTCTAAGTGTCCTGGTAGTTATTCCAAGGAAAGCAGCAATTCTTTGACGGTCTCCTCCATTTAGGAGGATGCCTATCTTGAGGTACTCGCTTTGATATAGTGCAAGACGGTCATTGCCAGGAATGGATGGACTAAATAGATGACTCAGGTTGACGTTGATCTTTGTCTTGATGTGCATGGGCAACTCCATTTGCCTTATTTGCAGCTTGGAGCATCCTGGTAATTTGATTGAGTTTATGGACGCTTACTGCCATATCTTGACCATGGCATCTCTTGATCTTTTTACCTGACCCACAGATACATGGCTTATTTCTAAGTGTACCTTGTGCAAGAGGATTTATATATCTTTTATTATCCTGAGGGATCTTATCAGTTTTCTTTGGTATTTTCATTTAACTCTCCATTGATTAATTTTAAGGATCTATTGAATTGATGAGCAAGATCTCTTATGGCAATCTGTCTTGCAAAATTAATACTTGCTGCCCCATTCATATTTTGTAGTTTTACCATCATTTCACTAATGACAGTTGCTCTTATGACTCTAAAGTTTTGTTGAGTTGCCTTAAGAGCAAGGAGCATTTGGTCTGTCTGCTTAAATTTAGTTGGAAATTCTAATATCATTTAGGATTAATTGTGTAATCTCTCTTGAGAGCCTGATATTCTTGTATAGTAATCTTTGCAGAGAAAAAGCCATCATTATGCCCCATTGACATAGAGATCAGCATATAATCATTATTGATCTGCTCTACAGTGATACCCTCATTTGTTACTTGCTTGACAAGAATAAGCTTAGCTATTATTTCAAGACCCTCTTTAGTAAATTTCCTTTTCATTATCTTCTCCCGATAAGACTTTTAATGTAGTTTTTATATTCTACTAGAAATCTATCTGCCTCACCATCAATAAGTACAATTGATGCATCAGGATCTGTGTCTTGGAGGAGGATATTGATAGGAGAGCCATTTTCTCTATAATTGCTATCAACTGCCATGATATTGATAAAGGGTATTACGGTCCTATCTGAAATAAATACTCTTGATGGGTCCTCTAGGATATCAATAATGTTTTGCTGATGCATAAAAGCATTTCTAACTAGATCCTTTGACATCTCAGAGATTGATGGGGAGTTGCTTTTAAAATTAATGCTCTCCCAATACTTCTCAAAGTCATTATCTATTTTATTCATCACCATACTCCATTTGGATTAAGAGCTCAGCATAATGAATTACTTTTTTAAGATCCTCAATGCCATTCTTTTTTTTATATCTACAAGCATATTTAATAATATTACCTTGGCAGAAATTAAGATTATTCTTATGGGTAAATTCTAAAGGTTGAATTGCCATATTTTTGTACCAATCTCCCCCAATCTGTTTATCAAGTGCTTTACTATTCTTTAACTCTTTTATTATCCGAGTCATCTCAGGCGGCTCTAAACTAAATCTATCCTCTGTCCTTGTAAATACATTCATTACAGCTCTCCTATGTATTCATGGGTAGTATCAAAGTTATCCCATCGTCTTGGTTTTTCTGAGTGCAGTACATTTATCATGAGGACATCCCCCTCATCTATCCATTGTTCAATATTGGTAGCAAGTACAATCTCTCTTGTCCTAGGATTGAAAAAAATATTCCTATATCTGTCATGAAGTCTTTTAAGAATACTCTCTATAAATTTATTCGTTTTCATTGCTCTCCCTAGGTATGCTTATTATAAATTCTTTTCTTACTGATATAGTACATTCAATCTCTCTCCTAGAGCTTTTAAGGAGCTCATCACGCTTTTTCTTGAGAGTATTAGGGGCAAAACCTAGATCATAGGCAGCAGCACATACAGATTGATAGGTAATGCCATTTACTGTAATCTTATTTCCTCTTCTCATTTAGTTCTCCAATCCATAATCATAGGTATCGAGTCTATCTATTATTTGATTAAGAAAATCATTTACATGATCTACATCTTTCCAGTCATCATTGTATCTAAGTTGTTTAAGAGCATCATGCGCTCTATGGAGAGAAATCTTAAGTTGCTCAATCTCTGCCTCAAGTTTTTCTATCTTGTCATTACTCATGATCTAATCTCTCCTGTAGTCTTTTAATTTTAAAATTAATCCTTTTATTTACCTCACTAGAGCAATCAAACATGGTTATTAATTGCTCTGTCATAATAATAATATCAGCAATCTCATCAACTAAGAATTGATTACTTTGAAGAGGCATCTTACCTATCAGCATCTTTGAGAGGATAGTTGTAAGCTCAGAAAACTCCTCTATTGCTGCTATCATCTGCCCCTCTTTGCCCCATCTGACTAATGCCTTTCTATAGACTTCTTTTCTATCAATCACATCCTACTCCCTTGATATGCAATTAAAGCTGCATCAACTATTCCACTATGGGGCACCTTGCCTCCTGGTATAGTAAAATCATCATGAGGAAAGATCCTTTTTGCTGCACTTAAAGACGTTGCTTTAGTATTTAACTTCTCTTTTCCTGATGGTGTTAATTTAAGACTCCCATCTTTATTTCTTTGAAATTTCTTATCCCATACCTGCCATACTTTTTGCCATTGACTAGGTTTTATTAGATAAAACTCTCCAAGAGCCTGGAGCACTCCATGGACCACCCCTGAGGCATACCCAAGTCTAAAGTTTGATGATGATGGCAATCCAAAAAGATGAGTCACCTCCTCAACATAGATCTCAATATCTTTGTTTTCATTTACTATCGGATAGAGAAAATTAAAGATCTCCTGAAAATCAATCTGTTTTTGCATCTTCTTTTTCTTTCCTGTGCCTTTTTCAATTTCAAAGATAGGCATCTTGATTGCTTTCCATATTCGATCATCGTTGAGGATGACAATGCCCCCCTCCATACCAATATCAATGCCACATACTTTTTTACTCATTAATATTATCCTTGTGATCAGATAATCTAATTACTCCAATTAGATCAGATCTATGACCAATTGGTCTTATCCTTACTGCCCCTTTGTCTGTCTCAACTCTCCCCTCACCTGCACTCTCAATTAATTGCCAGGAGTTGATTGCAATGCCTACATGAGTAATCCTACCTGTACCAAAGAAAAGGATATCATCCTCCTGGATATCATTGGGAGAGTTAAAACCACTTGTTAAAAGCTCTGAGTAGAGATCTTCTGAGGTATAATCTTCTTTGCCTATATAACCAAAGGATCTAATTATCTCATTTACAAAACCACTACAGTCAACTGCAATTGAGATATCATTGCCTCCCCATGAATATGGAGTACCTAGAAAACTCATTCCATACATTGCAAGTCCTAGTACCATTTCATCCTCCTTTCTTGAGTTTATTTAAAGCATGATTTGAGATCTCTAAGACATCAATAGCAATTCTTAGCTTACTCTCAAGCTTATCAATCTCAAGTCCAAGCTCTCCTCTAACTTTGGTCATTCCATCAAGAAAGCCATCATGATACCTATTATCTTCATTATCATCATGCTTAAGACCCATGCACATCTTGTTAAATTCTATCTCTTTTTCTCTAGTCCACAATCCATCATAGCTACATACTGGACAGCAGACACTATGGGATGGATACAGATCTTTTATCTTCATTACAAATCTCCTCTTTACTAATTAGAGCTTTTTCAAGCTCTCCTATCCTCATATTTACAAAGAGGACATTAATTAAAGTCAGGAAAACCATTGCAAGTAAAACAGTTGCTACATCATCATTTTTCATTATGCAATATCCTTTACCTTGCTTGACCTTTTAATTACTTTAGGGAGCCCCTTGTAAGGTCTCAGTGCCTCTATAAGTGCCTCAACTTGATCATCCAACCCATGCTCTTTCTTAATTGCTTGGAGCTTACTAGAGACCATCTCATGCTGCTTAGGGGAGAGCATAAAGACAATACGCTTAATCCTGGCAGATCCCTCTGTCTCATTTTCTATCTTAATCTTTCCATCATCTCCAAAATCTGCATCTCCTGATACATGGGTCTCAATATGCTTATGGCCAAAGATATCATCAATGTCTTTATCATCAAAGCCAGGGACCTCAATGGGTCCTATGTTTTCAAGGATAGTCATTGCCTCATTGAGTAATTTCTTATCCCATTTGGCAAGCTCTGCAGTCTTATTATCTGAGAGAGCTCTTTCTATAAATTCTTTCTCATTCATGTCCTCTTTTATAATGGGTACATAGGAGAGACCTAGGAGCTTTGATGCCTCAAATCTTGTATGACCTTTACAGATCCTCATGTTTTGATCTACCAGGATAGGTTGATCAAAATTACCTCCCTCAATAGACTTTGCTACCTCTTCAATTGCAGCTTTATTATTCCTTGGGTTTCTCTCCCATGGTACAAGTTTATGAGGATGGACATATTCAACTTTGATTTCTTTTATTTTATTCAATAACATTTGACTCTCCTAATTATTTATCATTCCTATAAGTAAATTTCTAAATTCTATTGGTGTATCTAATCTTTCTTGAGATGAGAGCCGCTTTGCAGGAGTATATCCATCAGCTTGCATTGCTGCATCTCTTATCTCCTTAGTCTTAAAACTTTCTTCAATTTTATCCTTTGGCCCTGAATATCCCCACTTCAATTCAACTGGTTTTATCTTATTAATATAAAGCCATGTTGCTTTCCTTGCCTTATGCCCGTAGTGACCTTGCTCAACACAGCAGGTAAGACCACCGTAATCATCTGCAATAGTCCATCCTCCTTTCATGCTTGGCCTCTTAAGACCAAACCATTTATAGGCATGGCTTGCCTCAGGATGCTCAATAATGCCTCCAAAGGTCCTTACTGACCAAAGAGAGTGAGCAAAGCAATTATCATCATTCCCCATGAGCCTTTTTACTTTTACAGATGGACCTCCTCCCCAATATCTACCCCATCTTTTACATGGAGGATGAGCAATGACTTTATGAGGACCTTTATAGAGAAGTGCATTTCTATCAAGATCCCATGAGTCAATCCCTGGTAGATCAAAATAAACTCCATTGCTCTCAACAAATAAAGCAGCAATCATTACAATCCCTATATATATTTAAATTCAAGTTGATGGTAAGCAAGTATCCTTGCAAATTCTTGTTTTTTCTCTTTAGTATTAAACACTTTTTTATATTTACTCTTAAACATCATAATACTCACATCAGGACCACCTTTCTCAATGTAGTATTTCTTAAGCTCACCTATCTGATTAAGAGCAATCTTTACAACTCCCATTGAAAGATGGCTTTTAAGTTCAAATTTAATTGGCTTGATAATGGGTTGTCTTTTGAACTCTTCAATTATCTCTATGAGAGTAGGTATACTATAATTTGTATCTAGAAGTCTTAAGGTCCTAATCCAAGCAAAATCTATTTGATAGATGCTCTTGTCGATTAGATGATCAGGAGCCTCAGGACACATCCTTTCGATAGTTTTTCTCTTGGTAGCATCATGAAAAATAAAGGGTACACCATCTGAGCTTTGTACTATGTCTAACTCCCAATATGAAAAGCCTTTCATGCCTTGAGAGCTTACTCCTTGCTGTAATGAATAGATTGAGTTTTCAGGGGGCATTGTATCTCCATAAAGTCTATGTCCTAGATTACCTCCAAAAGTTTTTTTGCCTGCTTTATAAAGCCATTTACATTTCCACATTATGCTCTCCTTTGTAGTAGTTCTTTTATCTTCATATCTTCATCTTTTTCTTTTCTAGTTTTCCTGGACTCAATAAGTCTATCCTTTTGATCGAAGTCAATCAATTGGGTATCATGGTCATGATACTCATAGGGCATTATTCGATCACATGGCAATGGCATCTTTTTTATCCATTTAATCAGCTCAAATTTAATCCTGGTAAAGTCTTCTTTATTTCTGACTGTGCTCTTGACTACATATCTAGTCAGGTCATCCTTGCTATCATTATCTGCTATCTCCCAATATTTTGGCTTTGATTTCATAAGTACTGCCATCTCACTTATAATAAGATCTAATATATCAATAAACTCAACTTTGACTCTATTGATAATGACTGTACTCATTTCTTTGCCTTTGGATCTCTTCTCCCTAGATAATCTCTAGTCATAAAGATCTTATTTACAAGAGTAAAAGGGACCTTGCTATCCCCTACATAAGAGCTTTTCTCATATTTAAGAGCATACCAACCTGCTGCATTTTCATGATGCCTAAATTTGGCATTTCTTAGGAGATTAAATTGCTTATCATTAGTCGTAAATTTTTGAATAATATAAAAATACTCTGTTACAAGAGGTAGCTCTGTTGACCCTCTATTATCCTCAGGAGCAATGACCTTGCTATGATTATCAGAGACCTTACTACCTGTATGAATTACATAAAAAACAGAGCACTTTCTTTTAACAAATCCTATTAGAAATTCAGCAGTATTATTTTGACCTATAAAACCATATCTTTGATTGTAGAAAGCTGATGAGGTCACATTATCAATAAATACATATTCAGCTCCTGACTCATCAACCTGTTGCTCAAAATACTCAAAGAAATCTTTTTGATCTTTTTTGTACTCCTCAGGGATTTCCTTTTCCTCAACAAAAACAATATTTCTTAAACATGATTTATCAATAGTGCTTATCAGCTCCTGGTATTCAACAATGTTTTCCTCTGAAATCCATACAAGGACTTTTGCCTGCTGAGCTGTCTCAGTGATTATACATTTAAAGAGAGATGTTTTGCCAACTCCTGTGCTGCCCATGAGACCATGGAGGCAATTAGGTCTAATACCATTATGAGATCTCAAAAACTCATACCTAGAGTCTATCAGCACCCTATCCTTGAGCTCTCTATGCATTTGGATCTCAAAGTCAGATGCAGGCCTTTTAAGCACTTTCATCTCCTATGGATGCATTGATCATTGCTTGCATTATTTCACTGGATTTCTTTCCTATATCTGTAAGATGCTCTTTAATGTAATCTGCATCTGACTCACTAAAGGTCCCTAGGTTTTTCAGCTTGGAGGTAAATTCATTTTGCATCTTATAGAGTTGATCACTTTGGATCATGATATCTGAGAGGATATCTGCAGTTTTACCAGGACCATCTCTTTCAATAAGTTTAAGAATAAAAAGTTTATACTTCATCTTTATCACCTCTTAGTTTTTGATTATGCTCAATCCATCCACATTTATTACAAGTACCAGAGAAATTTAATGTTTTTTTATGCTCATAAGAGCAGGTATGCCATTTTTTGAGTGACCATAATAAAATATCAGTTTCATTAATTATTCTTTGTTGATAATCCCATGCAAGTTTATAGGCACTCTTTATATTTTTTCTTTTAATATAATCACTCTCAAGTAAAATCTTTGAATACCACTCATCAAAACTAGGACGATTCATTTTTCCTCCATTAGATTATCAAGCTCTTTAAATGTATCATCATCCATCTCTTTGCCTGACTTCATTGATAAATATCCATCAAACTTATTGCCAAAAAGAGTCTGAGGTCTTAGATACATGCTCCATATAGGATCTCCCAACCATTCATCTGACTTTCTATCTATTACTGCTTTGAAATCTTGGAGAGTCCTGCCCTCATTTAAGCGAGCTCTTATTAAGCTTGTGGTAGCTTTTGACTTTGATGTGTACTTTGACCCTACCTTTGCATTTAGATAAGCAATAACTGTCTCTATGGTCTCCTTATGATCATCCTTTGGGACTTTCAAAGGATCAGAGATAGGTATCTCATAATAAAAGTTTCTAAGTTGATCACAGTGAACAAAGATGGCATTTGATGGGATCTCATCTCCCATCATAAAAGCTACAATTTTTTTCATAATAATTTACCTGTCCAGGTATCTTTATCCTGTTTAAGATTGCACCATATCTTTGCACATGCCTTTGCATCTGAAAGAGCATTGTGATGATCAAGCTCTATACTATAGTGCTCACAGATAGTAGGGAGCTTATGATCTTTAAGATGAACAAGCTGTCTCTTTGCCATGTAAAGAGTTGACTCAGTATCTTCTTTTTTAAAGGCTTTCCAAAATGAGGACTGGAAATCTTCTTTCTTAAAGTGACTCTCCATCCATCTAAAATCAAAATTACCTGCTGCATGTTGGATCATCTTTAAAGGAAATTTAGGGAGCAATGGAGAAAGCCATTCCATCATATTGAGACATGAGTCCTTAGCATCAGGAAAGGTCTGAGCTTGCCAATATGATATCCCATGGATCTCTGCTGCTTTATCTGTGAAGTATTTAGATCCTCTAGGTCTTGAATAAAATATCTCTGATCTACCAAGAGCATAATCTTCAAGGATCTCAACCATTGCTGATGAGATAAGATCTCCCCCATGAATATCCCAGGAGGTACACTCAATATCACAGGCAATTGCTATTACTTTTTTCATTCTACAAATCCCATAAAGTAATATCCATATTTAGATATTTGCTCTTTAAAAAAATCCATTGGAGTCTTGTCATCAAACTCAATTAATCTTGTACAGCAAAGTAATTGCTCATCATCATAATCCTCAAAATAATTAGGCTCATAGCTTGCTGACCACTCCCCTGTCTTTAAATCACCACTAATATAATATTGTTTTTCTTTTTCAGGATCATAGAAAATCATATTAATCATTTCTTTGCCTCCATCTCCTTAATCCTAATTAGATGTTTTACCTCATCTCTAGTTGCATGGTAGAGTTTTGCATTGAGATGAGTATTTCCTTTTGCTATCTCTATGAGGCAACTCATGTGCATTTTTAAAAGCTCATCTAAGGAGAAAGTTTTTTCACTGGAGAAAAGTTCTTGGAGCTCTTTAGGTAAGCACTCTTTTTCAACTAATACATATTCCATATTACTCAATCCCCCATTCCCACTCATGAGGCCATCCAAGTTCACTGTTGGAGATATCTTTAAGCATTATAAAATAAGCCATAAATCTCCATAGAGAAAAGATTATTGCAAATGGCAATCCAACAACCCATCTTAAAATATTATTCATAATGAATGACATAATTAATCCTTAATTTTCTTATGATAGTAATAGTGAATACCCCTTGCAATTGCCATATCAGGAGTATGATCTACAAAGGTAAAGTCAGGCCCATAGCACTGATAATCAGGTAATCCATTGGGCCAAAAGGACTCATCCTGATTACTGAAAATCCATCTGCCATATATTTTATCAAAGCAAAGTGTTGTATTAAAAGGTAATCGGGTCATTGCATCTGTTAGGATGTCTATAGAAAATGCCTCTGTGCATTTGCAATCCATCATCTCAGCTATTGTCTCAGAAATTGCAACTGAGTCTCTAGTCTTTGGATCATTTTTCACCTTACTCTCCTTTGTAAGAAGAGGGAGGAGGATGACTCGTCACTCCTCCCTCTATTGCCCCCTATGGTCTCAAGAGACCATCAAAATGGTATCTGTTGATTTGCAAAGTCCTCACTTGCTGACTGATTACCTGGATTAAAATCATTTGCAGCAGGCCCTGAAATGTCTTTGGCATCTGTAATATATGCCCTAGTATCTATCTGCTTAAAAAACTCAATTGTCTCATCTGACTCTTTGCTTTCCTTAAAACCTGCCTCATCAACTTTATTAATAAAGCTTGCCTCATAATAGGTCTTGCCCTTGTACTCTCTGAGCTCTTCAATTACTGCAACAACCTCAACCTCACAATTAAGAGCATTGGGATATTGGATCATAGAAAGATCAGCTCCCTTAAATCCCATAGTCTCAAGAGCTTTTAAAGTATGCTCAAGAGCTGCTTTAGTGACCCATCCTGTCCATGTAATATAATTATCAAGATTGACTCTTACAAATCTTGTACCCTTTTCTTTTGACTTACCTACTGCCCAATTTCTAACTTTTGTAATTATTCGATCACCTACTTTAAATTTTACTACCTGGCTCATTTAGTGCTCCCTTTGATGTATGAATTAATCTTTACTAATGTTGCTCTTAGGACTGAAAGATCTGTTTTATTAGACTCGACAAAGCTGCTCATTTGCTCTCTAAGTGCCTCATCCTGGACATTAGGTATTTGGTCAAGGCACTCCTTTAAAACAACCTCAGGAGTCTCTGTGAAAGCCTTATTATAGGCATCATAGACAACATGGAATAGACCTCTATTATTACCTACCCCATCAAAGTATGGCATGGGCATCTCAGGAGGTAATCCTACTCTGTTTTTGGCATCATAGTGAGCTGATAAATTAGTATAGACTTTTCTTGTCTCAAGATCTCTAACGATTGCCCGATCATCTTTGATCTTGATTGCTATATCCTTTTTGGCAAAAAGGACCATCTCAACCTGTGCAAAGAGAAAGTCTGCTGCTTTCTTATGGAGTGCCATGGAGTGTCTTAGATATGACTCCCCATTTTCAATATAGGTACTAGATCTATCAAAGGAGTGAGCAAGGAAACAAAAATGGATTTTATGCTTATCTCTTATTTGCCTACAAAGAGAAATGAGCTCTGCCCAATATGTAATGGCAATGTCATAGCCTTTTTGCCATCCTATATCTTCAATAGAATTTTTCTTTTTATCTTTGGCCACATGCTTATGGATCAATCTCTCAAGTTCATCAACTGTATCAAAAATTATAGATTTGAAATCAGTAATTTCTTTTTCATCTAAGACCTCTTGGAGGTCTGTAAGGACCTCCTCAAAGTCAGTTGGTCTGTGACGTTTTACGTCAATATTATGGGTAGACTCTTCAAAATCATAAAAGAAAGGATCAGGAAAGGAGTGCCCTACCTGGGTTTTTCCTACCCCTCCTGATGAATAGAGCACCATGAAGAGAGGTTTTTTTATCCTGCCTCTTGTTATTTTTTGGAAAAAACTCATTCAAGAACTCCCTCAGACCTGAGGACAGTCTCAATGAGGGCCTTTTTTGACATTGGAAATTTGCCTTTAGGATTTGCCCATCTCTGCACATTACTAGTTGATTTCTCTCCAAAAAGAATGGCAACGTACATCCATCCCTTGTCTTTTGCCAGTTGCTTGATGCCCTGCCTTATCTTCTCCATGTCAACCCCTAATTAAAATATGCTATATTTTTTACACATTAAAATCGTTGTTTATTTTCACATGATCTGTCCAGATAAAAATTAATTACTTGCAAATCCTCATATTTTTCCTACTATTTACCTATTCAAATATATCAAGGGGGCGATATGTCAAAGAAGTCAAATAAGACTCAAAATTCTACTATGGATAATCAACAGGATTTTTTACCTAATGAAAATCCTGAGACAACACCTGATGAGAAAGTCTCAAAAAAAGATGCTCTTAAGGATCTCGAGCAAGAAATTATTGCTGAGTCCATCAAGATCACTCTCAATCAAACTAGTAGTTGTTATGGACTTGTAGAAAAGACCAAGGAGCTCATAGCTCTTAAAAAGGCCAGAGGGATTGAGTAATCCCTCCTATGCATCAGGAAAAGAGACTATTATTGCCATTGCTGTAAATAATAGCATCATCATTAAAAAATAGTACAGGCCCATCATTTAGAGCCTTGCCTCTACCTCAATTGAGTCCTTAAGGATTACTATATGATTATTTGCTGCACCTGTATAAACAAAGAGCAACTCAAAATCTCTCATCTCTGTATCAAATTGATCGGTATCTGCTGAGACAAGAGAAAAAGTCACTACACCTAATTTTGGATCTGTTACTGGCCAAGCAATTGTCTTTTCAATTGTGACTCCATTAGTAGTCTTAAAGATTGCCTTAGCTGACTCAAATTGTGTTAGATCAAATCTCTCACCTGTATTTGGATCTTTGAGCCTAATTAGGATATCTTCTTTTGATCCTTGAGTTATTTTTATTACATTCATTACTTCACAGGTCATTATGACTCTCCTATGTATTCATTATTATCCAAAAAATATTCCAATTCATCTTTATAGAAAAATGCCTCTACATCAGTTGACGCTCCAAAATCAGCAATAACCTCTGAGGGAGCAATCTCAATCTCAATCTCATTTAATAATTCAACCTCTGCCTCAAGTACAGAGACCCTATTAATTGCAATATCAGATACTGAGACTTTGATATCATATCGGTCCTCACCTACCTGATAATTATCATTGAGAGTAATGCCATCATCATTAAAGACATAGTGCTTAGCGAGCACAGTCTGCTCTCCTGGCATTATCTCAGATGTGTTAACAAAGACACCCTTTGAAGTATAGGAGAGTTCTATGGTATCAATAAGAGAGCCATTTGCCCTAATTAGATCAGTGAAGATCCTTAATGGCATAGATCTATCAACATCAAATAATTGAGCTTGTAGATTTAGGGCCTCTCCTATTGCTTTTTCAATTGCCATTGTAATTTATCCTATATTCATCAACGCTATCTATTATTTTATCAGCTTTCTTAAAATCATAATCATCACTATCACCAATATCTATTTTAAGAAATCTTGCTAAGATCACAAGTACCCATTCATGACAGACTAGATTTTTCATATTTCTACCAAAAGGATTTCTTTTAATGATGCCCATAGTAATGAACTCTATTCCAATTAATTGAAAGTATCCATATTTGATACCAATCTTTGATAATATCCATTCATTAAAATCATAGGGATCACAAGGGAGCTTTATTTTTATTCGATGATAAACTTTATATTTCTTTGCCCATTTAGATACAGGCATTTTTCTTATCCCTTTTCTTGAGGCATCTGTGACTTTGGTCTTATGATCAAAATCATATTCTAGGGCATAATGAGACCATTTAGTCTTTTGGAAAAATTGTACCAACCATGAGAAAGGGGCAAACCTTGATGTTGATTTACATTTTAAAATATAGACGTACATTATGCCAATCCTAGGTAGATTTCTAATCTTAATTGAAATTCATCTATCTCATCCTGAGAGATATTTGCATCAGGAGTCATTGCAGATATGATTGCATATAGTGAATTTAAAGATCCTGTAAGTGCAGCATGAATTAAAGATGGATAAGTTGCAAGTAGAGCATTAATTTGCTCAGCAGTTTTACCTAGATAAATATTATTGGCCGATAATTTAGATAAAAAAGTATATCCATACATCATTGCAGGAGTCATTATATTTGTCTCAATCCCATATCTAATAACTAATGCATGAGATGCAGAGTAAGCATTAATTATAGATGCAAGTTCATCAAGCTGAGTGCTATCAAGTACAATATCAGTTGAGATCTCAATGTTGTCATCAGGGATTGATCCATCTGCATTATTTGTTACTGATACATTTTTTATTAATGGTCTTAAGATATTATTGAGATCAATTATTTCTTGTAATATCGTCCCAACAACTTCTTTAGTGTAGTAGTACTTTTCCATTACTCAACCCTCTTTCCTTCAATTGCTCCATAGTACATGGTAGCAGTAGGCCCTGATGATACAGGTGCAAATTTAAGCTCAACCAATAAGTTTTGGGTCACTGGATTTGGAAAAAAGAAAAACCCACTTCTAGGATTTCTCACATCATTCCCTGTATCATTTGTTTTCTCTGACATCCTACCAATTTCAACCCCATTTACATAAAGGATTGAATTAAATAGTTTATTAGTGACTGACATATTCCATACAGCAAAGGCCTCTATTTTAACCATGGCACCTGCAGGTACATCAACCATTGTCATTGATGAATATAGTAATGGTATTGCACTTGTATTAGTAATTGTCTGATCATTGTAATCTTGCTTATAATTACTGCCATAGATCTTATCAAATCCTCTCGTATCACCATTCTCATCTTTCAACTGTGCATTGCCATCTACATTTACAAAAACAATTACCTTTCCAACAGGAGGAGTTGATGGTGGTGAGGCAAGCTTATTAAAAACTAATTCACTCATGATATTTCCAATTTTGCCCCAAGCTCTAACTCAAGCTTGAAGTTATTAAGTTGAATTTTCCTGGCAACAATTTTACTTCTGTTGCCAGGGATAATTAAATCTTGATCTAAAGACCATTTAAAAAAATCACCATAGCCATCAGCAAAACGATCAATTCTTGTCTTGACCGTCTCGCTGTAACTAGGGTCATAGTATACATCCTCGCTTACTGGGACGTATTCAACAGGCCCCCCAAGCTCTTCGCCATCTATCTCTAAAACTCCAAACTTAGGATGCCTTGCCATTTTTAATTACTCCTAAATGTTCTTTTTGATTGGGCGCACCTCAACATAAAGATCATTTAAATTTGCTGCAATACCTGTCTGAATAACATAGGCCCCACTTGTAGCAGGTATTGAGTTGACATGGTTACTGCCATCCCAATAATAAACATCCCCAGGAGTTGCACCTGAAAGGACACCTGCAAGTAAAGTATCATTGCTTAATGATTTAACAGGAGATGCTGCACCTACTGTTGCATTTGCAAGCCCTACTGCTTTATGAAAAGTAGTAATAGTTGCATATTTTGCAAGAGTGTTTGCTGCACTCACATAAAGAAGATCTCCCTTGGATACACCTGCAGAGGTAAGCTCAACACCACGCTCTCCAATTAATCCATAGAGCTCTTGTAATGCTCCCTCAACCTCTGTCTCTGCTGTATGCCCACCTGCATCTGCAATTGGTACATCAGTTGCACTTACCTGATTTGCTCCAACACCCCAATCAATCTTAAGAGCATTGATACCATCATCTTTTACATTAAGAGATGTGCCAAATTCAATTGTTACACCATCAACCTCAGATGTTTTGATATAATCCTCTGCAAGCTTTCCATCAGAGATAGATCCTGCAAGCATAGCATCTGTGATACCAAGTGCTTTTACTCTAACGATATCTGTATCTATTTCAAGAGAGGCATCATCAACATTGACTTTCATTACACCTGTAAGATATCCAAGCCCATCACCTGCAAGAGTTGGATCAATAGAAATCTCATTACCTGAAATCTGTAGACCATCACCAACTGTAGTGCTTTCAAAATTTTGCTCAATCCAATTCACTCCATCATAAGTAAACTGAGACCCTGGTACATCTTCAACAATTACAGTATTACCTGCATTTGGTATTGTGAACTCCCATGCAGTACCTGACCATTGAGCAATCTGATCCTCTTTACCAAGCCATGCACCTGTTGCAGGTGTAACAATCATATACCTGTCACCTGTACCAGGAACTCCTGGAGGATTTGCAAGACGTGTCTGTACAGATGGGAGCCAGTCAAATCCCAATGCAAGATCATCAACATATTTTTTATCAATTAATTCAGTATCTATTGTAAATGATGGATGTGAGACATAAGCAATTTTTGCTGTAAATGGTCTTGTACCATTAAGCAAAGGGAAAGATGTATGTCCTATTGACGCTGCCATTCCACTGGTAGAGTCATGGGCAACATTGCCTGGATCAATCATAGATGCAGCAATTTTACCTGCAGCATCAAGCATAATTGGCTTGCCTGCATCACCTGCACCTGCAGACTCATCAATAAATTCACTTGTTAAATAACCTAAGACCTCCTGGTTTTCCCCATTTGGCCCAATTTTAATAAATTTTTCACTCATGATTTAACCTCTCCTGTTATTGGGTCATAGCCCCATGTTTCGGATTGAAGCCCCATTTCATCCTTGATTTTTATATTATAATCTTTTCTCTCATTCTTTGCTTTGTTTAATTCAAGCATTACCTCATGGCTCTGCTTTTCCACTGAGATAGCATTAAGCCGACTAACCTTGTCTATTAATGCTGCTTTAGTATTAAACAATTCAACTTTTAATGAATTGTTTTCAATTCTAAGCATCTCAATATCTGTGAGATGAGTTCTTTGCTCAACTTTTTCAACTTTCTTTGCTGCCTTTTTCTTTGTCATTTACAACCTCACTGTACTTTGGCCCTTAGATACTAGAAATTCATCTGCACTAAATGGTTGACCTAGTTTTAATAAAACACTACCACTTGCAGTTGGAGGGATATTTGTAATTGCCCCTGCAACTCCATCACTTAAATAATACTCTTTAGTGACATCTAATCCTGAAAAAATATCTGCAGTAATACCAAGGACTCTGATATCACAATGACTGAGGTCTCCTTTTGCCTCAACTATCCCTATTACATTTGAGTTAGAAAGAGAGTCTGCAATAGCATTTTTTGCTATCCCTGAGACCTGCATAATGACTGCTGCTTTTACATAGACACTTGCCTCACATGGTACATCGGGCAAGACTATATTTGCTCCACTTGCTTGTAATGGATCAACTAGAATATCTTTACCTGCAAGTTTTGCAATTAATTTATAGGTCATATAATCTCCACTGGATCAATGATATCTATGAAGATACCACCTGCCCCTAATGATTGACCTACATTTGTAATAAATTGACCTGATGCAGATGGAGCTGTCTCTCCTATTCCACTCAAGGATTGTAAAAATAAAGGCTCTCCTAAAGTAAATAAAAAACTAGGGTCCTCTACTACTCCAAATAATTGTATCTCAAATTCTTGGCCTATAATTGCTGACTCAATGGCAATCCCTATTACCTTGGCATTAGTATATGAAGTAATGTCTGCTTTTGATGCATGAGTATTTGAGTCTAATTTAATCAATTCAAATAATGCTATTACCTCAGATGCAATTTTCTTGATCTTGAGCTTTGCAGCACTTTCAGCAGAAATATTACTAGGCAGTAAAATTGACATTAGTTATTAAATCCTCTTGATTTATGGGCCTTTAAGAAAAAATATGCCTTTTCTATATTTTACCCAAAGTCCATTTTTTAATCAATCTATCAGAGAAATTGATCCTCTTTTATTAGAACAAATCCCCCTGCCCTGAACCATTTAAAGACCTCAGGATCTCTCAGATCCTTTATAGTAAGCTTAAATTGGTCTATTTGAGTGCATCTCTTCTTAGGACACCAATGATTGCATACTTTACCAATCGGGTCCTCAACCTCAAAATCTTGACAAAGATGGTACATCTTATTTTGAAGAGATCTCTCAGGATACTGAGGTTTTTTACCTCCCCATGCTGCACATGCATCAATTATAAATATCATGAAGAGGATTAAGATTAATTGTCTCATTTATTTGCCTCCATGTTGATTTCCTCAAGATAGATACCCAACTCATCTTTAAGTGAAAGGATCTTGTCATCATCTCTTTGAGGATAAGCCTTTTTCTTTTCAATAATATATTGCTTTTTAAGCTTGTGAAATTTCTTTAATATTTTTTGATCATAATTAGGTAGATGTCCTAGGAGTTTTTCTCCAAAACTTAATGCAAGACCAAAATAATCCACATCATCCTCCTATAAAAAAAAGGGGCCATAGGCCCCTGGAGCAATTAAGAGTCAATTATAAATGCCTAAGCATTAACTGCCTCAAGGATTGCCAGACCTGCTTTAATCCATGCATTAATTTTCTTAATTAGGGCCTCTTTTTCAAGAACCTCACCAACCATCTTACCTGCCTCAGTAATAAGCATCTCACTTTCCTCCATATCAAGGTCCATGATCTCTTTAGATACAAGCGAGATACCCTCAATTGCAGGCCCTACATCTGCCATTACAGGGATGAGATGGATCATATCATTTGCATCAACCTTTCCATCTGCCTGAGCATTTTTAATTGCCTTACTAATAGATGCACCTAATTTCATTACTTCAAGAGTATTTTTCACATCATACTTTTTTACTTCATCATTCATTGTATCCCCCTCATTGGATTATGATTAAACTGAGTGACACTCTTTGCACTCAATAACTTTCAAATTCATTGAATTAATCTCATTTCCATGTTGATGGATTTTTTGCCTAATTTCAAAGATCTCACCACTAGTTGATTTTTTAAAATCAGAAAACTCATCAAGCTCTTTTCTGAAAAACACCAAATCTTTTTGGATTAATGCAACTGATTTATCAAGACTTGTTAAAGTCATGATTGATTTATCTAATTTCTTAGATAGACCATCAATTAATTTATCAATCCTAAGGAAAAATTGCTTTAAAAAAAATCCAACCACAGCAGTTAGTGATAAAAATAAAACAGATCCTATTGAAATCCATGCAGCAGCACTCATCACATACAACTTTTATAAGTATCTATCCTGGCAATAATATCATCAATGTCACTTTGTAGGATAGTTGTACCATTTGCTGTAAGTGCAATGACTCCATCTTTTGCCATGCAAATATCTCCATCAAGTAAATCCTCTTTGATTTCCTTGAGATCAGTCTTAAGCTGCTTTCTTAGCCCCTTACTAAGACCTTTTACATCACTAGAGACTTTAACAATTGCATAAAGCTTTCTGCCAAAATCCATATCTTTAACTTTGGCATTGACTGCACTATCCATTACCTCCTGTAAGGTCTTTGCTGCCTCATAGGAGTTCTTTAAAGCTGCATCCTCTACCACAACCTTACTACCTGATAAGACCTGGACATATCCAAGCAATTTAGTGCAATAGACCTCTGAATTATTCTCAGCTCTTACCATGTAATGACCTGTCTCTGTATCACAGATATGTATTGCAGCTTTATCTATACAGTCTTGCTCTTGAGATTTAGTCTCATCAATTTCTATTGTTGCAGGATCATCAATAATTGCAGAGCAAGAAATGATATTTGACTTTGCCTCATAGATAGGTTGATCAATATCAGAGATCATCTCATTAATTATTTTGTAATAGTTGGAGTGAAATCCTTTTGGTAGCTTTAGATAGTCACCTGTTTTTGGTCTTTTTAAATAGACCTTACCGATTGACTTACTCTCAATTTCTGTCTTGAGAGCATAATTTGCAAATGCTGAAAAACTAATTAAAAATAAAAGTATAAATCTCATTATTAAGCTCCTTATCTTTTCTTACTACATAAAACACTAAATGCTTGATCGCTTGGTACTTGATCTGAAGTTCTTGATGACAAAATATTAATTTTTGTATTATCTGGATACTGTATTGCTATGCTACGAGTAGGACTAGCCCCTGATACTGAGCAAGAATAATCACCACTGTTTATAAACACCAAATCAATATCACCAGATCCATTATTCGATAAACTTGCAAACCAACTATCACACATCCCACTGGCCAGATCAAAACTGTATGTGCTTCCCGACTCATTTACCCTGCATCCATCATGCCTAACCCCACTCCCAACACTAGTATCAACCATGTTTTGGATTATTGGTCTTGAGACATTGTGACTTAATAATTTTACCGTAAAAGCAAGCTCTCGACCCCAAACTGCAGCAGCTCTATCCATGACGAACACACTTGCGGTTGATCCTTTTGAAAAAAGTCTAAAGGTTTTTTTACCGGAGCTATTAACATCCATTGGCGCACAAATACTAAACCACTGATCTTGTGATAAATACGCCATTTGTGTAGATGTGTTCAAAATTGTCTGTGCTGCATTTTCTGTTTCAACTATTCTGACACCATGGGCGGACGCACCATCGGCCAGTGCCCTCATACATATCTCATAAACTCCCGATAATGGAGCATTAAATACAACGCCAACGCTCTCATTGCCTACGGAGCAAGTAAGACCTGTTGATAAGTTTGTACCAGAGCAAGGTATTGTTGCAATCCCATCCTTTAAAATCATTGATAACGAGCTACTCTCAATCGGTGTTTCCGATGCACTATTTAACAGTGAGGCATTACCTCCCCCAATAGATCCACTTATAAAAAAATCAGCTTGCTCAGGAGTAAATGCCTCAACTGTCTCTGACCCAGAGGGGTAATATTGAACTGAAATTTTTGCCCCTGCTGTGGATAGCCTTACTGCTCCAACTGATCCTGTATTTGACTTGTTTTGGATAGCAAAAGTGATACTCCCATCACTTGTAACAGGAATACTAAAGGTTTTATCTCCAAAATATGTGTAAGCCTCAACATTAATAACACCCTCAATACTTTCTTGATAAGATGCTGTGCCATCATGTACTCTCCATGAGCCAACGTTATCCCCTGAATTTGTCTGGAATAACTCACCATGAAGATTAATAACATAAGTTCCTTTTTTTGCATTAGGGATAGTGATTGCAACATCCTGACCTGAGTTCACAAGAGCTACATCACCTATTGTAGTTATTGATAATGGCAAAGAGGCAAAGGATAATGATGTCCATGAAGTTGATGAGTTTAATGCATCTATAGATTGAGCAGGATAAGTAATACTACCAACAAAATAAGAGCCTTTTCCAACAGGAGAAATATTCTTATTAGATCCAAGATAAGCCTCATCAAAATCAATTGTACCTGCACCTGTTGACTCAATTCTAAGTTTTGCCTGTGATGGGATATCAAAGGTTATTGTAGGAGCTTTAAGCCATGAGGTAAGATCAGAAATATCACCTGATGAAATTACCCCTGCAGATCCATTGATGACTTTATAAACAAAAGCATTATCACCTTGGAGATATTTAAAATCTCCCATACCACCACCTGATAAATTATCATGAAAGGTAGTAAGATCTGTCTCAACATACTGACCTGCACCTGTGGCAACAAATCGAGCATACTTAGTATTTCCATCAAGCCCATTAGTATAAGTCTCCTGAGTAAGTGTACCACCTGAATTAGTCCAGTTGGTAAGACCATCCTCAAAGGATGCATTTGAAAGGATATTGACTCCCCCTGCACCACCTGCACCTGTACCAGACCCTATCTTTTTCCAAAGAGATCCTGTGTCATTTGAAAACTCAAGATTTCCTGTACTCTCATTTGATCTAATAAGCCTATCTTCTCCAAGCTTAATGATCTTGTCTGCTGCTGATCCTGACTTTCCAATCTTTAACTCATCATCTCCAATCTTTGCTGCAAATGTGATAGATGAAAAAATCAGGAGCCATACAAAAATAAAATTAAATAACTTCATTGCTCCCCCTATATTCTAAATTCAAAAACTGCTGTTAAATCTATTTGCCCTGAGTAAGTAGTCCCTGTCAGATCATCAGTAGTATATTGTAATTTACTAACTGATCCTGCATCAAGAGTCTCACTAAAGACAACGCCTGCATCATCATGGAAAGACATATTTGATATCCTCCAAAGACTATCAGCACTATCTCTTGTAATAAAAATCAGACCTGTCTCCTGGACGTTTTGAGTATCTGTTTTTCTTTCAATATTATAGAAAGCAACTTTTCCCTTAATAGCAGCACTATCAAAATCAAATCCTACTACATCAAGAGGACCTGCATTATTGCTTAATGCCTGTGAGACAGGAGATGCACTCCCTCCCATTAAGAAAAATTCTACTAAAGATTTTTGGAGTTGATTATCATCTGCCTTTGATAGAGTAATACCTGTGTACTCTATAAATTGTGTAATCTCCTCCTGTACATGATTAAGCCATTCATCAGAGACAACAGTTGCAGGTATAGATAATCCAGGATCACCCTCTGTAAATTTGTTGTCAATGGTGGCTCCCTCTGAGTCTATTCTAAACATTGTTGCCTCCTAATTTCCAAAAGTAAAAATTGCTATAGTATGTGCAGGTTTATGTTTTTGTATTAAGCACTCAAGAGTCGCATTGCTGACTTTGAGTAATGGATCACCTGCCCTGGATAATCCTGCTCTAAATTTTATTATTGAGTCAGATGGGGCCTCAATAATAAAAGCGTATCTCCAAAGGCCATTGGTCAAAGCATCACCTGCCCTACCTATGCCTGCTCTAAATGGAGGATTATCTTTGACCTCAAGGACTCCAATATCAAAGCCAAAATTTGAGGCAAGAGTTTTATAAAACTCAGCATTTTGACCGCCTCTTGTAGTAAGGACTTGGAGCACTCTTTGTCTCCTCTCTTGGAGAGTGAGAAATTCATCTATTGGTGTACATTCATCAGGTAGACCTAGGAGCCTCTCCCAATCTTCAAGGAGCTCAAAGGTAGTATTTGGATCAACCTCATTAATGAGGTCAAGACCTCTATCATCTACTCTACAATATTCAAGAGCAAGAGAGTCTAATAGTTTTGACATGGTACTATCAGAGTCACTTTTTCTCTGCCATGCCCATCCTTGAGGGAATAACTTTTTTAAAAGTTTTTGGTATCTCTGCTCTTTTACGCTAGAGTTTGCCATGTAATCGTCCCTAATGTAACAAGCTCACCACTCGATGGTACAACATTGGCAGGGGGAGCTGCATTGATGGTATCAATTTCATGATCCTCAACTCCTACTGCAATGCTAATTGCTTGATTTATTTTTGATAAAAGTATAGAGCCATCATGGGTCTCACTTGGAGACTTGTAAGCACCTGCAAGAGAAGCATCTCTCTTTACAAGGTCCTCAAGCTCATTAGTAATATTATCTTGCACCTCAGTTGTATTAGGCTTAATTTTAATATTTAGATCCATTGGGGCCGCTGTTGGTGCAAAGACAGTCACTAAAGCTGTGACAGGTCTCCTTACATCAATATAATCATCAACCTCCTGGACCTTTGGAGCTGATGGGATTATAGGGATTTCATCATCCTCAACAAAACTGACACCAACTGTACCTGCCCCTAGATGAATAGGTAAAACCCATGCCCTTGTCACTCCTGTAACTTCAAGTGCCCATTGCTCATAATCATTGACAGATCCTCCAAGAGGAGGCAATTGAAGTCTGGTAATTAATCTTGCCCTAAGAGAGTCATCTGACTCAGTATCATCTGCCTCAATTACTATTGCTGAGATATCAGCATCACTATCAATATTTGATATTGGGGATAAAAGAGAGATGGCATCAGCTACAAGTAAATTACTATTTGAGCCGCTATCCTCTGCAATAACTTTACCTGTGATTGATAATCCTACAGGGATAATTACCTCAGCATCCAAATGATATTGGACCCCATCCTCTCTTTGATAAATTGTATTAATTGGTACAACACCACCCTCATTACCTGTGATAGTAATTTCAAGCTCAGCAAATGTTGCCTCTTTTCTTTGCACTCCCCAAATAGATGCCCATCTATCAAGATTTTCTTTCTCTGCTGTATCAGGGAAAACCTGTAAAGATATCCAATCTAAATACCCATGAAGTAAATGAGAAAGTCCTGCAAGAGCTCTTGAAATTACTCCAAGAAAAGATCTCCTAAGAATAGTTGTGAGATCAAGACCGCCTTTAATATCGGTCTTTACTCTATCAATCAATTGATCAAGTGTAGGCCTTGTAAATGCCATTTAAGATCTCCTTATCTCTTGAGCATCCCATAAAACTTCAAAACTAGATGTAAGCCCATCAGGTCTTATAATCTCTATATTAATTATGAGATGCATATTTTCATTATACTCTGAATTGACATTAATGGTATTGGCAATACCATCCTCAAGCATCCATTTAAGACCCTCTTTTGCAAAGTCCTCAGATCTTCTCAAGGTATCATTAGTCCTTTTTCCAGGATCAAGAGTCCATAGCCTGGAGCCAATCTTATCAAGATCAATCTCAGGATACATATCTCCCCACCAACCTTTTTTGGTCTTATGGCCAAAGGGGAGCTCTTCATCTGTCACTCTTTTATCTGTAAATAAACTTATGGCAACTGCTGTCTCAAGACCATCATCACTTGCAAGGTCTCCATCAAGGACTTTGAGATCAAAGCAATTATCAATAATAAATAATCCCATATCACTCATGAGAGCTCTCCTGTACCTGTAATAGTTGCACTTGTGCTGTCTTTAAGAGTACCAGGGAGGACCTCAGCATCATCTGTTAAATGATCTATAAATCCTTGGCAGATCGGCTCCCAATATGTGAGTAATTCAGCTTTTACTGCAGCAGGATTTACGATAATTATATTATCTACTATTAGTCCTGCCATTACTGAGGCATCCATTGCCATATTTACACCTTGAAAGAGTCCATTTTCACTTTAACTGCATCTAATTGTGCCAGAGTATCAGGAGTCCATGGTTGAGGTCCTATTGCTGTCACAACTTTTCCACTAATGACTTTCTCCATCCATTCAGACAAAACTGCCATCAATTCATTTGAGTCATTTTCAATCTTAAGCTTAGAGAGGGCAATCTCAATATCATCCCCTTTGAGCCAGATATATTTATTATTCTTATTATATATTGCACTGTCACCTGATGCGAGATCTTTTAATCTGAAATCTCTATGCTCTGTGCCAATAATGATCCCATGCTCTCGATTACCACCTACTGAAAGCATGATGCAGTCTGATCCTATGGGAGGATTGCTTGTAAATCCAAAGTGAGCAAAGGACTCAACTTTATCTTTGGTCTCTCCCTCTAATAAGCTTAATTGTACTAATTGGATCTTTTCAGAGTCTGTGACTGCAAGCATTACTCCTCTGCCAATCATGAGGAGGACCTTTCTCTTTAAAGGAGATATTGCTTTATTGAAAAATCTAACAAGATTTTCTAATTTCATGCATCCCATCCTATACTTGAAAGAGGATCATCCTCTGCTTTAATCTCTGTCTTAAATTCAAAAGCATCAGGTCTCATCAATTCAAAAGCACATGTCCTGCCATTTTCAGATTGAGTAAATGTAACGCTTGATATCAACATGTCACTCTTAAGACCTACTGATCTAATATCTACATGAATAATTTGATTTGCCTGCCAAAGAGAGCCATCTTTTTGCCTCCATCCCTGGACTGTCACGCTTACTTTAGTCCCATTTGCAGCTCTGTAGCTTGACTCAAACTCAGCTCTTTTCTGTGCTGCATCTTTATCAACTGCATTTTCTGCCAAAATAATTATGGGCCTAAATCTTTTTATCCCTTTATCAAATGATTTCCCTTGGCCCTTTGTAGCATCATCGGTCCCTCCTAATATTCCAGGAGTCTGACCCTTTACTGTATATTCAGAAAATCTCTCTGCATTATCAAAGGTAGCATTTGCACTTAGGACATTTATACCCTCTATCAACTCACCTATTGCTCTCTGTGAGCCTTTCTTGTCTATCAATAGATTGCCATGGGTAGTGCTCATTAAAAGCAATTGACGCTCTTTTGCAGCTCTTTCCAGTGCCTCAAAAATTGTCTCACCTTGCCTAATAGTAAATTTAGAAAATGCTTTACCTACATCTACATTTGAAAAAGCTTTTAAGTTAAATGGCCTTAATAGCTCTGTTGCAATGCCAAGAAAATCTAAATCATTATATTCAGAGTTGCCCTGAATAGAGCAATCAATTAAATCAGAGGTCCTATCACGTCCACTTAAAGAGATATTTCTTGAGCTTGTAGAAAGACTGATAGAAAATCTGTCTACCCATCCCTCAAAGAGAGGGAGCTTTCCAAGATGGCAATGTATCCTGTCACCTGGCTTAATTTCAAAGTCAGCTTTCTCAGATCTCCATTTATCGACTAGGGTAATATCAAAAGTCCCTGTAAGAGAGAGCATATTTCTAGTAAGACTAATATTAGTAAAGCCCTCATAGACTTTATTATTTACATAGAAAGTTGCTGCATCTTTTAAAAGAGTACCATAGTCAAATGGTACAGTAGGATTATGTCTGACTTTTGGAGTATCAACCATCAATAACCTCTAAAGTCTCATTTGCAGGAATAAATCCAGGATGTCTTATCCCATTTCTATCTATAATATCTTGCTCATTTCTTGGATCTTCAAAGAGGTCATAAGTAAGTACAAGACTTGGAGTGACATCATAAAGAGTAATCTCTTTTATATTTGGGAGATCAGAGTCAACATCAGGGAGGGCATCAACAATGGCAGCTTTGATATCTACCAATGATTGATATGACTCAGTGTTTTCTGCAAGTTTAATTTGCTCCTCAAGTACATCTGTAATCTTTATTCTTTGGGTCTCAGCATCTTCAAAACTTGCATATTCAGTAATGATTGCTGTAGAGGATGACTTTACTACAGAGGCAATAATCATAAGATTATTAAAGAGCTCTATATTTTTTCTCTCTTTTTCTCTTATTGGAGTTGTACCAACAATCTCAGGCTCTGTTGATCCAAAGGCAAAGAAAGTTGCATAAGCATTTGTCTTGTCTTTTGCCTTAGAAAAAGCACCCTCCATTAGATCAAAGGAATCTAGTAGCCGAGCACTCAACTGTGAGGGGGCCTGCAGTAAGTCGTTAGTCTCAGCTACTAAATTCCTGGTAGCAAAAGCAAGATCTGCAACTGCATCACTCACATCTGCAAAGGTCTTTGTTGTTTTATCAAAAGTCTCTTGTGCTGAGGCAATGGCATCTCTTGCACTATCAATTGCAAATCCAGGGAGATCCTCTATAGAGAAATTTTCATCAAAATCAGCTTTGGCATCTTCAAGAGCAACACCAACTGCCTCATCAAGGACTGCACCTTTATCATTGACACCTTTTGGAAATCTATTATCACCTGCCTCAAAAAACTTAGCAGAGAAAGTTGCAATTGCTCCCTCTCTATTTGACTCAGTGATATTGACAGCACCAACCTGTACAAATTTAGACCCATAATATGGATGGACTAACTCTCCTGGACCTTGCCTAGTAAAGACTTCTTGGAGCAATCTTTTTGCTGCAAAATAATCATCACCTAATATATGGCCCTCAATCTCAAATCCCTCAGAGATCCTACCCATATCCTCAGTGTATGGATCTTCTCTATTTGGAAATTCATGAAGTACTGCACGTCTACCAGTTGAGAAATTTGATATATCTATAAAAAAATCAACGCCTCTGAAAGAGGCAGGTCTTAGCTCATCTTTCCATCCCATCAAAAAGCTCCTATGGGTCCCGTGAGGACATTAAGCAAGCTGTCTTTATCCTCAGTCATTACCATTGTCTTAGGGGGCAAGTTGGCAAATTTAACGTCTACCTGTGCCTTTTGTTGCCTAATCATAAAATCATTTGTTTTCTTGGTAATAGTATCAGCTCCAATAGGTTTTCCTTGAGCTTTACCGTTATCAATATTAAAGCCTTGTGCTTTTAATTTCTTATCTGTCTCACTCTCACCACTACCAAATCCAAAAAATGCACCTGCTTTACTTGCAAGCTCACTTGCAAAGCCAATCATATCTTTCATTTGCTGTAATGGATCTGTAAATAAATCACTGAAAAATTCTTTTAAGGGCTGCCAGTTTTTCCATATTAAATAACCTGCTGTTGCAAGTAGTCCTGCTGCTATAATAAGAGGAGCAAATGGTATCAATAAAGCAAATGCCCCTTTTGCTGCTGCAAAAAGAGATATTGCAATCCCTTTTAATCCTGTTAAAAGAAGAGGTATAAACTTTGTAATAAGAGGCAGTAATGCTTTACTGAAAAACATCAATCCAACTCTTAAAAGAACAAATCCTTTTAAGGCAAATGGGAGCATTACAAGTAATGAGCCTATCCCAAATAATAAAGGACCTAAAGCAGCAACTCCAAGAGCAATACCTACTGCCATTTTTATCATAGCAGGACTTGTCTTTGCTATAGTCCTAAGAAATCCTGTTAAATCTTTCACAATATCAGTAAAAATTTCTAATACACCTGACTCAGCTATTGCAATTTGAAGTCCCTCAAAAGCAGATATTAATGATTTTACTGCCCCTGGAGCCCCTTTATTCATTGTTGCTGCCATTCTTTTTGCAGCTCCATCTGAATTATTTAATGAGTCAGTAAATCTTGATATAGCATTTTTACCATCATCTCCAAGCTTAAGAGCTTGTGTTAAAAGCTCACCTGCACCTGCAACTGCCCTCTTGCCAAAGACCTCATTTAATACTGCAAGCTGCTTTGCCTCAGGTATCTTCTCCAGGCCTTTACCAAGATCACCTAATATATCATTAAGCTTTCTCATTTTACCTGTTGTTGGATCAATGGCCTTTATCCCAAGCTCTGAAAATATCTTTTTAACTTTTGACCCAGGAGCTGCAAGATTAAGCATCATGTTATTAAGAGTAGTACCTGCAAGAGATCCTTGGATACCAACATTTCCTAATAGACCAATTGCTGCAGAGGTCTCCTCAAGAGATAGACCATATCTTTTTGCAATTGGAGCTGCTTTTTTCATTGTCTCTGCCATCATCTCCATATTGACATTAGATGAGGCAGTTGTTGCTGCAAGGACATCAGCAACTCTATTCATCTCAGATGCCTTTATCCCAAAAGCTCCCATTATATTAGAGGCAATATCTGCTGTCCTTGCCAAGTCTGTACCTGATGCTGCTGCAAGATCTAATAGTCCAGGAGTTGCTGCAAGAATTTTATTTGTACTAAATCCTGCCATCCCTAAAAATGACATGGCATCAGCAGCTTGTGAGGCACTAAATTGAGTCTCAGATCCAAGCTTTTTTGCAAGCTCTCTCATGTTATTTAATGGTTTTCCTGTTGCTTTGGTAAGAGCTGCAACTTTATTCATTGATTGCTCAAATCTAACTGCTGTCCTTAAGGTAGCAGCACCAAAAGCAAGGATAGGTGCAGTCAATCCAACTGTCATTGACTTGCCTGCACTCTTTGCTTTATTGCCAAGCTTTGTTGATAGCTTACTAAATCTCTCTGTCCTCTTATTAAGGACTTTAAAAGCATTATTAGATCTTCTTACTGTCCTGGCAAGATCAGGAAATTTTCTTTTAAGCTTATCAATTGTACCTGATAGCTTATCAACAACTCCAAATTTCCATTTGACAGGTAAGTTTTTATCAACCATCTATCTGCTCCTTGGCCCTTTTCATCCAAAACTCTAAATCATTTAGAGTCATCTCCCATAATTCACTAGGTTGAAATTTAAATACCCTGGCCAAGAGTCCTAGTGACTTCTCCCAATCCGATGGCCAGGTTAACTGAAAACTTCAATAAACTCAGTAATCCTACCCACATCTTTTAAAGAAAGCTCATCAATAATAGAGTCAGGTTGAGCAGCAAGCTCTGCACATATTTTCAACATGTCATCAGTTGTTGGAGTTGATGGTAAATGTCTAATGTGCCTTGCTTTTGGCTCTGAAATAATAAACTCTTTGATTGTCTCTGATCCAAATTTTATTGGAGATGATAAAGGTAGGATGTATTTACCATCTTTGTCTTTTTTTAATTCATCTAAAATTGATTTCATTTAGGCCCCCATAAATGAAAAAGGAGGGAGATAAACTCCCTCCAAATTAAAATTACTATCTAATTTCCTCACCACTGAGACCCTCAAAACGTGCCTCAAGCTCTCCCTCTTCGGTAGAGACATTTCCATCACCTGCAAACCATGCATCTCTTAGAGTAATAATCTTACCATTGGCAAGCTCTAAGACAATAGTTGCCTCTGTGGTATTAAGAAAATTTTCAAGAGATATTGCAGCATCATCTGTAATAGATCCCTCAATAAATGGGATCTGTGGCATTTCTTTATACCCATGTACACCATCAGCTCCAACAATCCCCTCTCTCTTTCCTTGACCAATATTATAGGTCCATGACCCTTTGGCACGATACTGAGCACCGTCAACCTTTACAAAAATTATTCCACCAACTCTACTCATGACTTACTCCTTATAGTAAAAAACCAATTTTAACACCTGTCACTCTCAACTGATTAACCAAATCAGGCGGTAGTAAGAAATCAAGTCTATTAGGATCTTGACTACTCCTTTCTACAATAAGCCCCTCTTTGAAAGAGTCAATATCCTCAACCAATCCAAGTTGCTCCCATTGCCTAAATTTTGCAACGGCCTCAGCTTTTCCAACTTTAGGAGTCATGATTGCCTGACCTGCACCAAATCGAGTGCCATCATTTGCAAGTTTATGTCTTGGATATTTTCTTAAATAATTATTCCTGAAATCATATCTTAAATATGAAAGAGTCAATAATGTATTAAGATCAAGATAGCTAATGTCATCTGCACCTGCAGAGTTTTTCTTGTAAGTAGTAATAACTCTTTCAATAATAACTATACCACCCTCAGCAACTTTATCAGTTGCGATCCCATGGAATAAAAGAGTATTTCTCTCAGCAAGAGTCAATTTTTCAAAGTCCTGCTCTGCCATAATTGATCTAACTTCAAGAGTCTGAAAAGGTCTTGCAGGATCTATCTGAGCATTTGCAGCAACTACACCTGCTTTAGAGGCAGCTTGTACTGCAGGATGTGATGGCCCAGATGCTCTGTGAACAATTGTGAATTGAGAGTTCCTTGTATCTCCAAGAGTAACAAGATTTGCAAGAGTATCTTTCTCAGCATAAAAGCAATATCCATCATTTTGTCTCAAAGGACCAAAACGATCATCAAGCTCTGTCTCCATAGCTAAGACGTTGGCAGTATCAATCCATGGAGATACAAATAAAAGATACTGAGTATCATCAAGAGCAGCAATTACTGTGGCAACATCAGGATTTCCTGATCCCCCATTCATTGCAGTAAGAGTCCCAATTAGACCTGCAGGTATCTCATCTCCATCAAAATAATTAAATCTGATATCAATCTTATCCCCTGGCTCACCATCATTTTTTGCAACAAAATCAATTTGCTCAGGAGCACCACCATTGATTGCTGATGTGACCATAAACTCACCATCAAGTGCCATTTCATCTACAAGATCAGATACAATTGAGGCAAGAGATGCACCACTGGCAACTGCTATCTCAACTTTCTTTCCTGCAATATAAAGCCTTAATGTACCTGCTGCTGTGACAGCTCCACTAAAAAGAATAGATCCAGTTGAGGCAACACCTGCACCTGCATCATCCATTGGTACAACCCAAAGCTCATTCAGAGAGTTTTCTGATAAATAATTTTTACACATCTCAGAGAGGAGAGATCCTGCCCCAAAGTATGTTTTTGCTTGCTCAAAACTTGTAACAAGACTAACAGATGCCTCTGCCTTAGTACCTGCTGCAAGCCTAGGCCCCATCATAAGAGTCTTGTAAGGTTGTAATGATGGTCCCTGGACTGCATTACTGTTGTCAAACTCTGCATACAGAAAAGGTACTCTGATATTTGCAGGCACTTCATTAAATGAGATTGTCATTTTTTATCCTCCATTTTTTTTGATATTTTTTTCTTTTTCATTACTGGATTTTCTTTTTTAATTTCTCCCTCAAGGACATCACCATCTTTAATACGTCTAATCCAATAGGAGGACATCTCAACTAATTGGCCAGACTCTTTAAGAAATTTTCTGCTCAGAGGGAAAGGGACTTTAACTCCTTTCTTTGGTACTAGAAATTTTTGCATATAATCTCCTATGTCATATCTATCTGATCTTGAGCATCACCATCTGTATTTCCATTGGCCTGCCAAGTAGTATTAATTTGCTTAAAGTCTGGATAAATTTTATCTATTCTTGGCTCTGTTACAAAGCCAATTGAATATCCAATTTTCACAGAGCCCACAGGACTCTGGCCATCACTCTCAGTGTCATAAATAACATTATTCAAATTTATATATTCAACACATTCCTCAAGCTCAACTGAGTCCTCAAGTGCATCCTCAATAGCAAGGGAAAGGTCATCAAGCTCATCTGATAATTGACAGTCATCATCATGCACTGTCACCACTTCAATAATTACTTGGAGCTCTTTAAAATATCTCTTAGGGGCCTCATCAAATCTAGTTGAGGTCAAATTTTTGGTATAGACCAATGCAATGGGCAGATTATGCACATCTGTTGGTACTGATCTATTTGGATAAACGTCCTGATTAATGCCAGAAATTTTCTTGGCCTTAAGAACTTCTATCACCTTTTTTCTTAAATACTTTCTGTCCATGATCACATCTGTGTAAAATTAAGGATGCACCACCTTGCCCATCCTCTCTCTTGTCGTAAATTTTATACAAGAGATTTCTTATTTTTATTTTATCACCAACCATTATCTCAAAAGAAAAATCAAAAAGATTTACTCCGAGTACAGGTTGATTTGCACTTATGACTTGCTCTGTATCAGGATCAATTGCCTCATACTCATTGTCAAAGATACCTCTTATCTTATGTGTACCACCTTTCTCAGGATAGAGAGTACAGTCCTCACCAAATTCTTTTTTGGAGAGATTTAAGACTCTATTTACTCTATCTCTAAAATCAATTGGCACATAAGCTCCAAAAAAATGGAGGGGATTAAAGGCTCCCCTCCAATGGCCTTAATTTTTTCTACTAATTAAAAGCAGCAGAGCCACCTTTCATTAAGACAATTACGCTTGTATCTGCACCTGCAGCAGCTTTGAAAGCAACTCCAAGGGCATCATTTGTATTTGTCTTATCAACTTCTTTTGCTGATCCATCCCAATAGACAACATCACCATGAGCTATTGCAAGAGCTGCCTCTTTTGCAAGTTCATAAACACCTGTCAACTGCATTTCTCCCTCTTCTCCTGTGGCATATTTACCACTAGAGATACCTGTAAAATCACCAATTACTACTGGCTCACCTGACTCAACGTCTGCAGCAGCAATGAAAGTCATTTTCTGACCTGACTGAATAAAATTTTTCATCTAATACTCCTATCATTAATTAATTACTTTAACTCTATGCACCAACATTTTTATAAAAGCCTCTATGATCAATAACCTTTGCACCGATATCATAAGAGATCTTAAATTTAACACCATCAACCTCAAATCCTGCTTTAGAGCTAAGAGTCGGACCACTTTGACCTGCAAGACGTGCAAGCTCAATCATGTCAATCTGTCCTTTAACTGCAAGCAAGTACCATGCTGTTGCAGAGTCTGCATCAAGCAATGCCTCAGGGATCATGCCAAGCTTGCCTGTAAATGGATTTACCTCACCATTTACACTAGGTACTATTTGACCTAAAAATTGTTCAACACTTGTCTCAAGAGCAACAGGAATTAAAATATTCTTTGGAGTAATCTTGATAAGCCGATCACTAAGACCTTTTTGAAGTCTCATGGCCAATCGAGCTGCACCAATAGTTGTCACGCCAACCACAGCACCTGCACCTGCCAAGTTGCCATGATCAGCATGGAAAAGAGTTTTTCCATCTGCCATTACTGGATTTGAAGTAATCTCTTTATAAATAAGATCTGACTCAAGATCTCGAGACCTACGGCCAAACATTTCTGGTAATCTACTGAAAGCATCAAGATCATCATTTACAAGAGTCTGTCTTGTAATACCAACAATCTTACCATAAGTTGCAATGCTGTATTTCTCAGCAGCTTCACTCATTGATCCATGCTTATATTCTCCATCCTCATTTACTTTCTCAAGAGCAGGGGCATCTCCTAATTGTGTACGAGAAATTTCTTTAAAATCATTTACAGTGACTTCTCTAGTAAAAGATCCATAAGACTGTGGTTGATCATCATATCCTGCTCTTAGAGATTTACCTGCAACATTTGCAAGGATCTCAATAAAGTCTGATGTATGATGAAGAGCTCTCTCTGCAATTTCATTTGATGTAAGGCCTCTAACCTTGTCACCTTTTGCAGTAAGGATTTCCTCAGCAAGTCTTAAAAGACTCATTCCACGATACTCTTTTGCACCCTCAATTAATTCAGTTTTACCACCAGTCGCTCTGTGCATGATCGAGTTGGCAGCGGCCTCTAGTCTCAGTGTTCTTTGGTCCACGTCATTACCTCCGACAATAATGTTATTAGTTTTTGTTTTTGCATCTCGTTTTGCCATCTCATCAATGACTGCTGATCTTGCATCTTCAATGTTTACATTTTTTTCAATTAAACTTTCAGCAAAAGAGGGGTCAAGCTTAGCAGTTTTACAAGCTTTTCGGATCTCAATGCCTCTAGTTTTTTCAAGCTCTCTAACTTCATCAGCATTTACCTCAGGAGTTTTTTTCTCAGGCTCTGATCTCTTTGGCTCTTCTTTTGGCTCCACTGCTGCAGGCTCAGGAGTCGGCTCATTATTTGAGTCATCACTCTTTGTCTTAATAACATCGGTAGGCTCATTCGAGTCTATCAACTCTTTTTTCTCTTTCATGTCTTTAATAGCTTTTGGCATTTCACGCTCCTTATTTTCTATAATTTCTATTTCAAAATGGTCCTCTTCTTTTTCAGATCTTACTTGAGATGCTGCATCTGCAGGAATATTTACCAAAGATATTTCCATTGGCTCCCAATCAACTGCCCGATAAGTTGGGATCTCATCACCTTTTTTGGTCACGTCCTCAAACTTATGGACTCTATATCCTACTGATACATTTCTTATAATTTTTTCTTGTACATCTTTAACTATCCCCTGGATCTCTTCTCTACTGGAAAATCTAACAAGGGCATGACCTTTTTTATCTTTGATCCATGCTTTTTCAACAACACCAATTGAGTCCTCAAGAGAGTATCTTTGATGATTATTTAACAGAGGAGCACCTGCATTTAATCTATCAAGATTAATATCTGCTTTTTTCATTGAGAGCTCTTCAATATACTCTCCATTCATCCATGAGTATCTTTTAACTTGACCACCTGTTGACCATACAAGCTCAACTGTCCTTTGCTCTTCATTAAAAGTCTCAGACTGAAATGATGCCCTTACCAGGCCTTTAGGTATCTTGATTTTCTTCATTATTTTCCTCTCCATTTTCACTTGATGTATCTTGAAGTTTTCCATTTTTTGTTAAAAACCTTGGATCACTATCAAGTAATAATCCAAGTGCATCTGCTTTCTCATTATCTTTTGCAATCTTCTCAATAACTTCATTTGAGTCTCTACCCATTGAAGTAATGACACTTGACCTTGACTCAAGACCACCTCTGATTGACTCAATCATTGCAGGTATCTCTTTAGTTGGATCAATCATCTCTCTCCTTGGAGGGATATGAGTTGCTTTAACTGATAAGGCATCTATGCCTCTTGAGATAGAAAGGACCTCTTTAAAGTCACTAACTATAATATTGAGCATCCTTGCTATTATAATATGCTCTCTCCATGCATCATAATTTCTACCTGACTCAATCCATCCCATTCTTGCAGAGGAAAAATTTGTCTCAGAGAGATCTCCTGTGAGTCCCTCATAAGTAGTGCCATATCCTGAGGCAATCCCTCTTAATTGAGATGAAGTAAATTCTTTGTAGTTTTGTACTGATGGAGGATCTGCAAAAGTAATTGTTTTACCAGGAGGTAAATGCTCAATCAAAGCAGGCTCTATCTTTTCAGCAAGATCCTCTGAGGTATCATCACACTCAACATCTGCTGAGATGTCATGTACAAAAGCTGTAAAACAAGCTGCAACTTTTTGTCTCATTAATTGTGCATCTTCAAAATCATCAAGATCTTTTAATCTCATCATTACAGGAGCTGACCAAGGTACACCTCTTACTTGACCTGGCCGATCAATTCGGTATAAATGGATTATTTCTGAGGCAGGTACAAAATTTGATTGAAGTCCAGAAATGGATATGTCTATGCTGCCAGGATGTGTCTCATGGATATGATAACCCACTCTTTTACCATTGGAGTCAAATTCAACTCCCTGTACAATTCGATTATTTTTTTGACTTGAGTTAGTATTAAGTAATGAGGAGTCAAGAAAATCTGCCTCTAATACCTGATACTGTAAAGGGATAGTCAGTCCTATTACAATTCTTTTTCTTATTAGGACCTCACCTGACTCAACAACTGCATCCATAGCAAGTCTTTGAAGTCCCATGAGATTATTCATCCCATCATAATCACAATGCTGACTTGATGCCCAATCTTTCCAGAGGTCATCAATTGGCTCATTATCAAATTGAGTAATGATACCTTTACCAACCACGTTATTAGTAATCAACTCAATTGCTTTCTTAGCATGAGGATTATTACGTCTTAGGTCCCTAGATCTCTCTCTGAGGGTAATGAGACCACTTGAGATAGATGCATTTGCATCCCCTGAGCCTGTAGTCCATCCCGATGTCCTGCTGCTCTTTGACGCTCCCTCATATTTTCTTTTTTTTGTTTTTTTATTTCTGAATAAGTTAGAAAAGAAATTCATTAATCAAGCCCCTTGGAGTGCTCCATCTTGAGTCTCTTACCACCAAAAAGACCACCACCTGCAGAGCAACTGTCAATGCCAAGTGCTTTTCTCATGGTATCTCTGATCTTCATCATATCTTTGAGGGATCTATACTCAACCTCTTTATCCGAGTATTTAACTTTAAGAGCACCATCTGCAATTGCCTCTTCAAGTGCCTCAAGCCTTTCAATAGTAAAACCGCTTGTGTAATTTGCTACCATTTACCAGTATCCTGATTTAGATCTTTTCTTTTTTTTGTTTTTCTCAATAACTCTATTTTCAAGCTTTTCTAGTTTTTTTACAACCATTATATTTTTCTCTAGTTTTTTCCAATTTTCATCTTTAAATCTATCTATCCCATAAATTGACGCTGCTGCTCTATTGTAAACATATAAATCTAAGGTCTCATTTCGATCTCTTTTTTTATGCCATTCAATTGTGGTGTATCCTTTCTTATCTTTGGAGACCATCCTCTCCTCTGCTGTGAGCTGCAAGAAATATTCTTTTTCATATTGAGGAAAATGAATAAAGCCAGGAGGAAATCCCTCCAAGATATCCATGGGGGCCTCTTTTTTCAGATCTCCATAGACCTCTGCCTTGATAAGATTGACACCTATAGTCCATAATTTTATTCCATTTCTTTTTACAACTTTTCCATTTTCTTTTATATCAACTGCCTTTGGTCTATTGACCATTTGCACAGAGTTAGACACCCCTTTTATTGGCATCACTCTCCTTGGATCAAATTTTCTACAAAAAGAATAAGCTCTATGGGCCTTAAAACCTGAGTCAATTAAAGTAATTTGAATAGGCAAATCAAATCCATCAACATGAGGAAAAGTCTGAGTGATATACTCCTCAAGGTCATCCCAGACCTCTTCTTTATCAGGATCTCCAATGATCAAAGACCTATCAACTGACCATCTCTCTCTCTGCCTACCCCATCCATGGACCTCTGCCTCAAGTCTGTCAGCTTGGATATCAACTGCACATGTCAAGAAAACAACGCCCCTTGGCACAGTGCCAATTTCATATTGCTCTCTTCTTTGAAAAAGCATTTCCTCAGCAGGTCTCTCTCCTTTATCCTCATAGACCTCTCCAAGGCCTGTATTGATAAAGACTTTCATATCCTCAACCTTTTGAGATCTCAAAGCATCTTCATAATCCTGGCAGAGATCTCTCCATGAGTACCAACCAAGAGGGGAGTAGGTCCCTGATAAATGAAATCCTGGTATGTCACTTTTTGGATTATGCTTTACCCATTTTCCAAGATTAAACATTTTTGTCTTATGATGCTCCTGGATTTGCTCACCACATTTTTTACAAAAGAAAGATGCTGAGATGACAACCTTTCCCTCATCAGTCTGCTCTGTCTCATATTTCAAATAATCAAAAACCTCCAAAGGTCTTTCAGGATTTTCATGGCCCAATATTTGATGCTCACCACAATGAGGGCATGGTACATAAAAAAATCTTTGATCAGATGTTTTGAATTTACTATCTATTTTTGAATTGCCTTTATAGGTAGGAGTAGAGACTAGAAAAGCTTTTCTTTTTGAAAAGGTCCTGGATCTTGCCATTACCAGAGCGATTGGATCTCCCTCTCCATCAACATCATCAGGATATCCATCAACCTCATCCAGGAATAAATTTTTTGCAGGTACAGATCTCAATGAGGATGCACTATTGGCACCTGATACAATGACAGCTCCCCCATTAAAATCTTTATACATTCCAGTGTTACGAGCATCTCTATTATTTCCAGAGGAAATTTTCTTTCTAAGATTAGGAGTTGCCTCAATTAATGGATCAATTCTTATCTTTGAGTTTTTCTTTGCATCTGAGAGAGATGGCCAGACAACCATAGTCATCCCAGGATCATGGTCAATTATATATCCAATCCAATTAAGGCCAATTGTTGTTGCTCCAACCTGGGCCCCTTTTTTAAAGACAACAACTCTTGCTCTTGACTCACTAGAGAGTTCTTGCATTATTTCTCTCAGGTAAGGAGTTCTGGATGTTTTATAAAGACCTGGCTCAGCAGAGTCTTTTGTTGAGAGCATCCTAAATTTGTCGGCCCATTGCCATACTAGTAATCTTTTTTTTGGCCTAAGAGCTTTTAATAAATGATCTTCAAAGATATTTCTGGCATTGGGGAGCATTTACTCTCCAATTCTTTCTTGAGCTATTTTAAAGTATTTGTCATCCTGCTCAATCCCTATGAATTTTCTATTAAGATTTTCACAAGCAACTCCTGTGCTGCCTGATCCCATAGTGAAATCAAGGACTATCTCATTTTCTAGGGTATATGTTTTGATGAGATATTCTAAAAGAGATACTGGTTTTTGAGTTGGATGCTTACGCTCTTGATCATTTGGCTTATTAAATTCAATTAATGTCCTTGGATATCCTTTTGCCTCTGATATGCCTATATCTATATTTTGAGATCCATAAGTATTTTCTTTTAATCCTCTACTTGGCCGATTATTATTAAACTCACCAATCTCTAATCCTTGAGGGTAATATTTAACTTTGTTTTTTCCAAAAATACTTATCACTTCACATTGCTGCATAGGCATTATTTTGGCATTTAAATGACCTGATGGTTTTACCTTATTCCAAATCCAATCATATTTAAAACTGTTGATATTGCTCAGTCTCAAATAACTACTAAATGGCTCAGAGCCAAAGAGGGCAATTGCAGCTCTCCCTTTTGTTATTCTTTTAAGTTGCTGCCACATTGGTCTAAAGGGGATAATGCTATCCCATGAGCAAGCTGTTGTACCATAGGGAGGATCTGTCAAAACAAAATCGATTGACCTATCAGGGATCTCTCTCATTAAGTCTAAGCAGTCACCATGCATTAATTTTATTTGTTGATCTTCATTTTCATCTAAATAAATTGGAAAGCACATCTAGTCCTCCATGATGTCATTTAAGAAATCATAATCTCCTCTTGAGAGATTTTCTAAAGCTGAGGTAATTTCATCTGTTAAAAGTTTATTGATTGCATCAAGATCACTCTCTGCTGCAAGGATAGGAGATAGCTTATTGGGGATATTGAGCATTGCATCTCTAAGATTTCTACCAATATCTTGAGCTGCCTCTTTGATATCCTCAACTTTTACATAAGATCCAACCATCTCCTCATATTTAATCTGTGCCATCTTAGCAGCAAAGACCTCTTTTGACGCTCTTGCCTGTGAGTAAAGGGGAGATGACTCTCCTTTGACCATTTCAGAGCCCTCTCTATGACCTCTCCCTGGAGCATGTTTTGGAAAATCTAATTTGGTATTTACTTCATCTTTTTTAAAATGCTCATCCCAAAGAGGATTGGCAATATTTACCTTGATAAGCTTTCTATCATTGCCTCCAAGAAATACTGACTCATGGATGATCTCATCTTTGATTGCTTTTTTAATATCAGCAAGCTTGACTCCTTTTGACTTGGCATAGTCAGTCATGCTGAGCATTTTCTCTTTTGCCAAATTAGTGCCCCCACTAGTTTGAAATGTAAATATTACAATATTGTCCTAGGTATTTACTGTTTTGTAAAATTTATGAGCATTTTTTAAAGGTATGATTATTTTTGTAGAAAAAATTTTCAGATTTCTTTCATTTAATGTCAAATTGTAATGGTGCCCAAAAAGGAGAAAAACTAGTCAACTTTTGCGAGCAGT